TACAGAATCCTGTAAATGTTAAATCTCCTGATGCTGTATCTGTAGCATCTGATCTTAAGAAAGATGCAGAAGAGATACCATCTAATAGGTCAGCATCTAAGCCAGAACCAGAGCCATCAACTGTTTTAATAGCTGTTAATATTTCTGAAGCTGTTTGATCGGCAGTAGCACCAGACTCAATACCATCTAACTTAGAACCATCTGCTGCGACATCTCTGCCATCCACTGTACCTGAGACTACTATGTTGCCTGTAACATCAAGTATGTCTGATGGGTTATTATTACCAATCCCCACCCTGCCTGTATAACTAATGGTCATTACATTAGCACTGAATGAGCCATTAGCCCATCTTTGGAAAATTAAACCTTCATTTTGTCTTGCGTTTAAAAGATATGAATAGCCACTTGCTTGTGAGGTGTGTTCTAATATTAAACCATTGTTAGTACCACTATGAGCAACATGGAGATTGAAGTCTGGACTTGTTGTACCGACACCAACTCTGTTATTAGTTGAATCAACAACCAATGTAGAAGTATCAAAAGTAACGTCACCTGTAAAATCTGGGCTTGCCAATGGAGCTTTTAGAGCCAGTGAATTGGTTATTGTAGTTGAGAAGTTAGCATCGTCACCTAAGGCTGCGGCTAGTTCGTCTAAAGTATCTAAGGCTGCGGGTGCGGCGGAAATTAAATTAGAGACCGCTGTTTCAACGTAAGCTGTTGTTGCTACCTTGGTAGAGTTATCACCAGCACTCTGCGTGGTTGCTGTAGCGGTAGATGGAATAGATAAACTGCTGCTATCAAGTTTAGCGGAGGTAATTGCTCCGTCTGCTATAACATTGGTTGTGATCTTTGTATTAGCCATTTTCTAATTCCTCTATTCTACCTTTTAATTGTTCGATTTGTTCTTGTTGCTCCTTAACTGCTTTAATTAAATTAACCACAAAATGACCTGTACTTAAATGGTAATAATCGTCTTCATCTTCTGGTGGTCTAACACCAACAGGGGTATCGCCTAAATCCTGATATGCTTGTTCAACTTCTTGTGCAACCAAACCTTCTGATTCCCAATCGTTGTCTTTAAAATAATATTTAACTGGATTAAGTTTTGTAATTAAATCCAAGCCTCTAGCCTCACCTGTGACTTCTTTTAACCTTGCATCTGATAAATTAGTGAAGCCCATAGCTGAACCTGTGTTGTCCCAGTCTATTCTGCCAACAGCACCAGAACTGGTGTAGAACTTCATCATCACATTGTATGAACCACTAGCATTGTTTTTAACACCCATAGCTTCAACAGCGTTATTGGTGCCACCCAAAACGTCTAATTTACCGCTACTAAATGATGATGATGTGTTAATTAACACATTACTTGAGGTAGTAATGTTCAGTGCATTATATCCTGAAACTGCATTATTTACTCTAAAATGTAAAGAACCGCCTGATAATAGTGTTGTCCATCCCTCACTAGCATTGCCATAAAGAGAAGTGGTAGTAGTGCTACCAGATTGAATATTATAACCACTTGATATATCTCCAGTTGAAGCATTTCTAAGTTTTACATAAGTAGAACTACCATCTCCAACTTCTAATTTAGCTGTTGGATCGGCATTTCCAATACCTACGTTGCCTGAGGAATCAATCCTCATAGCTTCTGAGCCGTTGGTTTCAAAACCCATTTCTGTACTATCTTGTCTTAAGATTGCACAATTACCGCCTAGTAAAAACCCTTTATCATTTGATGCATTAGCTTTAATGTTGCCAAATACTTCTAGTTTGTTAGTTGATGCTGGGGTTAAACCAATACCTACGTTGCCTGAGCTATCAATCCTCATGCGTTCTACAGGAGTAGAACTTTCTGAATTGGTGTCTGGAGCCGATAAGAAAAGTATATCTCCATGATTGTTTACTGAATTAACTAAATTAAATTGAATACCGCCACCACTTCTGCCGTTTTGAGGAGTGGTATAAGTTGTGCCATCATCGCTTAAGACAAGATTAGAACCGATTAATGTATTGTTAGTATTTGTTGCTGAAACATCAAATCTACTGTTGCCGGTACCTTTAACAACAAATTTACAAGCAGGGTCATAAGAGTCAGTTGTCCCAATCCCTACCTTGCCTGAAGAATCAATCTTCATGCGTTCTATACTGTCTGTTCCAAATATAATAGGTGCAGCTTCGTCTGTTTCCATAATGAAATTACCTGTACCACGATGGATAAAATTAGTGTTAGCATTCGCACCAGTATTTTGTCTGATTAACCTAGTGCCATAATCTGAATAAGTGGCATCACCGATTAAATCAAGAAAAGCATAACCATTACCAGACCTACCTGTACCAATTTCTATTCTTCTTGTTTCTGTTGAAGATGCTGATAAATCAATATTACCATTGACATCTAGTTCCACAAGAGGATTTGTTGTAGCGATACCTACGTAGCCACCATTGAAATAACTGTCAGAGTTGCTGTGTATTTCTACTTTAGCTGTATGACCTGTACCTTCATATAAACGCATCAAGCCATCGTTTGCACCACTTCCACCGATAAATCCAACATTTCCCCCAGCAGCATCAGCAATCCAAACGTAAGCATTATCTTGATGAATTTTAAGTGCTCTATCTGGATTATTTGTCCCAATACCAACTCTGTTATTAGCAGAGTCTACGTGCAGGCTGTCTGTATCCACTGTTAAGTCGGCTGACATTTTTACGTCACCAACAATATCCAATAGGGTTGATGGAGCCGCTGTACCTATACCTACTCTTGAATTGGCGTTATCAACGACAAAGGTTGGCGAGTCAAAAGCAACATCGCCTGTAACTGTAATGTCCCCCGGGAATGTAATATCGCCGGATAATTTAGCACTGGTAATAGTGCCATCACTGGGTGTACCAATGTTGACGGGGTTGATTATGTAAACGGTTACTACTCGATCAGCAATAACGCCGTCTGTCATGGTTAATGTATTGTTCGAAAAAGTATAGGAGTCTTGGTTTTGAAAGACACCATCAACAAAGACAATTAAGTTGGTCTCTGCTCCGGGGACATCGGATAAAGTAAAGTCTGTTTGAGGGCTACCACCAACATCAGCTGCGGTAAAGGTATCTACACTTAAATTAGAAGACTGTAAATTAATTAAATTATCAACAATTACTTCTAAAGCTGTACCGTCTACTGGAGCTGCGTCAAAAGTTAAAGTTGAACCACTAAATGAAAACGTATCGTGATGTTGGTAAACCCCGTCTAAAAAGACACTAGCATTTGCCTCGACTCCGGGGTCTATACCAATGTCGTATGAAGTTGCACTACTTGCCGTAGTGGTTGAGTAAATAGTTTGATTAGCAGACTTAGCTGCTATGTTTTCTTGGATGTTTTCTAGAACACCAGCTGTAACTCTGAGTTCAGCGGCATTACCAGATGAAAAAGCTTTAGCTGTGGTATTGTCTTGAGCACGGACAATAGTAAGGGTGTTACCGGATCTAGCAGTAACCTTTACTATTTCATTTTGCGTACCAGTATCAAATGTACAAAAAAAGTACTCGCCTGCACCTAAAGTTGGAAATACGCTACCATCAGCAACGGTTGCGGATGTTGCTGTGTCGGTAATACCTGATGCAAGAGTTGTCTTGGCATTGTTCTTAAAAACAATTCCCACAGTTATAGCCTCCTAATTTATTAGCTGACTGTAACTGTCCAAGTAATTGTCATTGAGTCAGATGATCCTTTATTAACAACTGAAAAAACTGTTCTACAAAGTAATGTTCCTGAAGAAGAAGCATTTAAAATACCTGCTTCAGTAATTGCTCCAGTACCAGTACCAGCACCAAAAGTTGCAACATATTCAACTTCGTTAGCAGAAACTGTAGTAGAAGTTAAAGAAACTCTACCTGCTTCAGTTTCTAATGCAGAATCAGACGATGATGCTGCTGTTGATCCAGTACCAATAGCCATGTGTGACATAGCCGTTGCTGTTGCATCTTTCATTCTAGAAGCAACATAGCCTTTACCATCAGAAACAACAACGTTATCAATTTCTTTAACAGTTTCACCGTTAATAGCGACCTTTAATCGACCTTTAAGTTTTAAGTTATCGTTTATCATGTAGTCTCCTAATTTAATACACTAGTGTTTAAAGCGGCTGTATTGAGAACACTGGTCCCAC